CAGAACTTCTGATCTTGAATTTGCCCTATTAGTATCAAAGTAAATTACGGTATCGTATTCAATGTAAAGATACTTTAGATCAACTATTTCAGGAACAATTCCAGCAACATTATATTTTTTAAGTCTTGCCTTAATGTTATCTTTTACTTGATTAGAAACAAATTGTCCATTAATTGGTTTGATTGAGATAAAAACTCTACCATACTTTGGAGGATTTAACTCTTCTCCACCATACGCAGAAACTGATTCTGCTTCTGGATAAATCGTGGGAATTAAAGATTCGTAATCTGAGGAAGTAACTGCTCTATTTTGAGCAGAGTAAATTCTTGGAGCATACTTTCTCACAAACTCCACAGACTCTATTGGTTTTCCACCACGAGAAGAAGAATCTGTAGTTACAAGTGAAAAATCTTGTGTTATTAACCTATCTCGATCATCAAGAATTCTACCTGCAAAACTAAAGTTCAATGCACCATTTGATCCTTCACCTGAACTTATGTTATAAGAAACCTCAATAACATTACCATTATCTAATTTTTTACCAAAAATACCATCACCAAAAATAAGTTCGTATCTTTGATCTTCAATTTCTTGAATGTAAAAAACTCTTGATGTTGAATCGACATCAAAAATAGTGTTTGATAGATTAAATTTTCTAACTACACTAGATCCTTCACTATCTCTGACATAGACATTTAATGTAGAGGTGTCAATGTTTGGATTAGATAAAATAAATTTTTGATTTGGAACTAAAGAATCAACTACAAAAGACTCTGAAGTGTAAGTACCTTCAATGATTTCAATAGAATTAAACTGTGCAATGTTATTAACAATTGGTACAGTAATAGTTTCTGGAATTGCAAATGTAAATGATTTTGATGCACTTCCAGTACCAAAAGAATTTGTAGTTGCTACAATTCCTTTTTGAAGAATTAATTTTAATGGTTTATTTTCTGCTGTCTCATTGTTTATAGGAAGATTTGTTATGTCAACAAAGAAACTAATATTTGCTCTTGAAGATGTTACTGATCTAGGAACATATCCAATGTTCCTTGCAAGAGAAACAACATTCTCTCTTAGAGTAGCACTATCAATAAAAACCTCATTACTAAGCATGTTAGCATTGTATGAGGTAATGTATGTGTTATAAGATAACGTGTCGATAATGACTGAAAGATTTGACCCTTCAAAATCATAGTCAGTGAAACTTGAATTCGATCTTAAGTAATCACGAATTGTTTCTTTTATTTGGTCGAAATCTAAATTTGAAAAATTTGCTAATGTCATCTATCGTGTTTGCTGTAATGCAAATGATAATTGTTGCGGTGAAGCATTAATGCCTATGATTCTATAAGTTAGTGATACATCAAATTCTAAAGTAGAATAGTTTGGTGCTACTCTAACATCGATTAAATTAACTCTTGGTTCATAAAGATTAATCGATTCTCGAATTTGCCCTTTAATAGTATTTGCAGAAAACTCACTCATGTTCTCAAATAAAGAATTTGAGATAAAACTTCCAAATTCTGGATTAAAAGGTTTCTCACCGGGTTGAGTTAATACAATATTGCGAATAGAACGAGAGATTGCAGTCTCATTTTTGAGTGCAATCAAGTCATTATTCAGTGGATTCATTAAGAATGACCCACTGATATCTTTAAATCCTTTACTGATCCGTTCTAAGGGCATTAAAAACCTATAAGTCTATCTTATTTATTCACTCAAAAAGAGGTTCTTTACCACTCCCTCTTTCAAACAACTCTCCTGAGTCATCAAAACGCTCAAAAAGTTCAGTTTCTTTCTTTTTATTAGACTTTTTAGGTGTCATTTCATCTTCATTAATTTCTCTGAGCATTTTTTCTTCCATTGTGATCTCTCCATAGTCTGTAATAAGTTTATTTGTTCCCCAATTTTTCATCATGTAGTCTACATTTCTATCGGGATTTGGTGAATTTGCCATTCGTCTCCTTTATTCGGCGTTAATACATCGTGGATGACAAGGATTTTGTCCACAATTTTCACATTCTTCTCTTTCTTGAGCAGTTTTCCAAAAGTATTCGTCCTCTCGACCCATACCAAGTCTTCCAAATCCATTTTCAACCTGATACTCTATAGTAGAAACCTTAAAATCTGGCATCTTAGGGTCAATAGGAGTCAAACTATTATCAAAAATACGCATTCTATTGTTTGGATAGAGTGCATACTGTCCATTATTTAAGGCAATTAGATTATGTGACTTATGTTCAGCAGGGTTTTCACTTGTTGCATAGTCAATCATGTCACAATCCTGATGATAATTATCTATAGTACAAATGTAAGTGCCTTTTTGAATACCATGATCTCTTGTATACAACTCAAAGTCCATTGATCCAATGAATTGTTTAGTAATTGATACTACACCATAGTCCATACAATTCCAAAACTGTAAGTTCGGAAGGTTCATATCAGGTTCAGGAGTCTTTGGTTGACTTACAAAGGCACTGATCGGTAACTTATCATACATCGCAGCATATTCAGGTAGATAAGTTTCAAAATAAAACGCACGTCCAGGTATACTCTTACAAGATACCCATACACCTTTTACAAATTCACCATGACCACTCTGATGATCCGTAAGGTATTCCTTTCGAACCCAGATTTCTTCTGATGGAAGATTACAAATTAACGTAGACATACTCAAGTAATTTACTCTATAGTATTTAACATACCAAAGCGAGCTGCCGCTTTCTTAGCGAGCATAAGCGCCCATAAGACTCTATAACCTCATCATACTCAAAGATACGCAAACATAAAAAAAGACCCCTTACAGGGGGTCTGGAGTATCTTAAAGGTCTTGTCTCAACGACCCTGACCACGATAACGTTTCTTTGCATTGTTACTGCTAGATGCAGCATACTTCGTGTGCTTCCCTTGACCCTGACGGGTATTCTTGGGTTGTGATTCGATGAATGCTGAACCCATCAGTGACTTCTTAATTTTTGCCATAAATTAACTCCAGTTCAATTTTTTGTGGATTATAAGCACCAGTATCATAATACTCTGATGCTAGTTCGTCAAGTGCTTCTGTAACTTCGTCATACGTCAACTCAGAACGTATGACATCACCCTCATAAAGTATGTTGAATAAATCAGATGACTCTTGATTTTTCATGCCCAACACGAATTCTTGGATCACACCAGATTTTGAAACCTGCCTCAATCGCATCGAGACAGAAAGATACATCTTCCCCACACATGTCTTGGACTGCCCCAGATTCAAAAACTTGCATCTTTGGAGCAAACCATGGATACTTCATTCCCTCATTCTCAAACACTCCTTTCTCAATCATCACCCACCCAAATCCTGTATAGTCTACAGTAAATGGTTTCCGACGCTTTGTAATTGTCTCGCCAGTCTCATGATTCATCACTCCACCATTGTTTCGGAAATCATCCTCATCTAACCAATGAGCAACTGATGTAGTACGTCCATCTTCTGTCATGTACCATCCAGCAGTAATCGATTTCTTCTTTGTCTCATCCTCTACTGCTTCCGCAGGAAATGATACATCACATAATTGCCAGAACTTCTCACTACTAAACACAATGTCACTATCAATCCATAACTGATAATCATAGTTCAACTTACCATCCCAAGGAATTTGATCTGGTCCCCTTAGAACATTTGCTCCTAAACACTTACATCTCGCAAAGTTCACCATGGATGAATAATCTTGACTAATCTGAATACTCATTCCATTCTGCACTAAGTCAAAACATAGTTGAACAAAGTTCTTTAGAAATACATATGATACTCCCCTTCCTGGTAGACAAAAGACAATTGCCTTTCCTCTCATTCTTTCTTTAATCGCACCATAGTCCCATTCAGATTCTTGTGGTGCTTTCTCAGGCGCTTTTGCCTTTACTGTAAATCCTTTTGCCATAAGAGAATAAAAACCTCAATTCAATTCTAATACACTATTTATTTCCTGTCAATAACTTGCTTCTGCTAATTCTTGTCTATTATTCACAACTTCCTCAAATGTTAAATCTT